TCTCATTTCCCGCAGAAAACCAAAAATTCAGATTTTTTGAATTCAAAAATCGGCAAAAAATCGAAAATAGCAGAATTTAATTATTTATGACCGAAGAAAACCGCATTGAACGCGAGAAAGAAATCTTTGCAGAGGTCGGCGAAGACACCACCCTGCGGCCGCTGGTGCATCATGTTGTTTACCTGGAGTCACAGCTGGAAGAACTGGAATTAATGCCGAAGATACGGATCCATCCGAAGGATCCGACGAAGCAGAAGGCCACGGCCGCCGCGAAGCTGTACAAGGAATACATGCAGCAGTACCTGAACGCAATCAAGATCCTGATGCGCCGCGCCGGGACAGACGAAGCCGACGAAGACAGCCCGCTCCGGGCATGGTTTAAAGCACATGCTGATCAGTGAGAAGAAAATCTGGACGCCGGACAACTCCGACCTGCTGAAATACAGAGCCATGGCCCAGGCCGGCGACGTGATCATCGGCCAGGACCTGCAGATCGAACTGGACAATCTGGCCGAAGACATAGCAGTGGAGCGCTTTCTGTACGACGTGACCGACGCGGTCCTGCGCATGGACTTCATGGAGAACTGCGTGCGGCTCACGAAGTCGCCATATTACAACAAACCCATGAAGCTGATGCAGTGGCAGAGGGCACTGATCGAAGCTATTTACAGCTTCAAAATGCCGGACACCGCACTCAGGCGGTTCTGGAGTGTCCTGCTGCTGATCGCGAGAAAGAACACAAAGTCAGAGACATGTTCCGCCATGGGGGTCACGGAGTTCTTCCTGGGACCTGCAGGCGCTGACATAGTCGCAGCATCCAATGACGACGCCCAGGCGTCTATCGTCTACGACGCGATCGACACCATGCGCAAGCTGATCGACCCGCGGGACCGCGACAGCCGCCGGAATCAGCGCTTTATCCGCAACCTGACGACCGACACGAAGATCTTCAAACTCTCCGATCGGACGCGGAACAAGGAAGGCCGCAACATTGACGTCTCTTTTTTGGATGAATCGCACGAGATGAAGGACAACGTCATAGCGAAGTCCATAGAGCAGTCCCAGTCACTGAAACCGGAACCGCTTTTCGTGAACCTGACAACAGAGGGCTTTATCTTCGACGGATTCCTGGACGGGGAGCTGGCGCAGGCGCGCAAAGTCATCTATCAGGAAGACCCGGACAATCCCGCCCTGATTCATAAACTCCCGTGGCTCTACACCCAGGACAGTGAAAGCGAAGTCTGGAACGGAAACCGCGAGAACCGGCTCTGGATGAAGTCCAATCCGACATTAGGAATAGTCAAAAAGTGGGAATACCTGGAAGCCCAGGTTGCGGCCGCCCGGGAATCGAAATCTGACCGTATTTTCGTACTGTCGAAGGACTTCAACATCAAACAGACAGCAGTGCAGGCATGGCTGAACTCTGAAGATTATGACTATGACTGCAGGTTCGGCCTTGAACAGTTCGACGGAGCCTATGCGATTGGAGCCGTCGACCTTGCGGAAACGACTGACCTGGTCTGTGCCCGCGCCCTGCTGATGCGCCCGGGAGACAGCCGGAAGTACATCATCGGCCATTATTTCATCCCTGAGAGCAAGCTCCAGGACAGCAATGACGCGGCAGAGGGCGCCAAATACGACGAATGGAAGACGGCGGGGATCCTGACCGTCACCGAAGGCAATGACATAGATCTGTCAATCGTCGCCGACTGGTACCTGCAGCTGTACAGAGATTACGGCATAAAGCTGTGGAAATGCGGATACGACCAGAAATTTGCAAAGGACTGGCTGAACCGCATGGAAGCGCTGGGATGGACGAAGGCCGGAAGCGATCCGGACCTGATCATGATCCTGCAGAACGCCGAAACGCTCTCAAATGCGATCAAGCTGGCAGAAGCGGACTTTAAAAGCCGCCTGATCTGGTACGACTGCGAAGCCTACGACGGCCGTGAAATGGAACAGTGGAATTTTCGGAACGCGTGCCTGCAGGCTGACAATAAAGGCAAGTGTCTGATCGTGAAGCAGAAGGCCGCGAAGAAGATCGACGGCGCTGTCTGCCTGGCAATCCTGTATGAGATGTACAGGCGCTACAGGACCGACTACAAAGACATCGTTAAGAACGCATTCCCGGAAGAAGAAGGGTAAAAATGGGAATTTTTGACAAGATATTTCACCGGCTGCCGACGCGGTGGCGCTACGCGCTGACCATGAACGGATATTCGCCGACATATCCACAGTTCGGCACGAACATATACATGTCGGACGCAGTCCAGCAGGCGCTGAAGTGTATCGTCGACGAAGTGAAGAAGCTGAACCCGACGCATATCAGGATGGTCGACAGTGAGCCGGTACCGGTCACAGATTCGACCGTTTCCGCAGTCCTGGCTGATCCGAACCCGCTTATGACGACGTCGGAATTCCTGGAGAAGGTTACATGGCTGCTATTGCTCAATTATAACGTCTTCATCATCCCGACATATTACACATGGATTGATCAGAAAAGCGGCCAGGAACGCCGCTATTACGAAGCGCTTTACCCGGTGAAGCCTACACAGGTCAATTTCATCGAAGACGCTGCAGGCCGCATGTATGTGCAGTTCTTTTTCGCAAACGGCGACCAGACGACACTGGCCTATGACGACGTCATCCATATCAAATACAACTATTCCGTCAATGAGTACATGGGCGGCAATGAGGTCGGCCAGCCCGACAATGCGGCACTTCTGAAGACCCTGCAGCTGAATGAGACCCTGCTGCAGGGGGTGGCCAGGGCCATGAATGCATCTTATGCAGTCAACGGGATCGTGAAGTACAACACCCTGATGGATGACGGGAAAACGGACAGGGCACTGAAGGAACTGGAACGCAAGCTGCAGAATTCTGAAAGCGGATTTCTTCCGCTGGATCTGAAAGCGGAATTCACCCCGCTGGAACGCCGGACGGAGCTGGTCGACGCGGAAACGCTCAAATTCATCGATGAGAAGATCCTGCGCAACTGGGGCGTCCCGCTCCCGATCCTGACCGGCGACTATACGCAGGCCCAGTATAACGCCTTCTACCAGAAGACCCTGGAGCCGCTGATCATCGCCATGTCCCAGGCGATCACGAAAAAGGTCTTTACCAGACGCGAAAAGGCTTTCGGCAATCAGGTCAAGCTGTACCCCAAAGACCTGATTTTCATGAGCGTCGAACAGACCCTGGAGATGATCGAGAAGCTGGCACCGACAGGCGCCCTGTTTGAGAACGAGAAGCGCACAGCATTGGGCATGCGGCCGCTTCCGGAGCTTGCCGGCAAGCGCTACATGTCGCTGAACTGGATCGATGCAAATCTGGCAGCAGACTACCAGGCCAACAAGATCAGCGGCGCAAGCGTCGAGATCGTAGACGAGACCAAAGAGGACATATAAATGGACACACCGCAGAGCCGGAACGAAGCCATATTGCAGAACATACTGGGAGCCGACAACATCCTGCCGCTCCCGCAGAGCCGGATAGAGGAGATCCTGCAGGCGATCCTTTACGACGAAACGATCACCATGGAAGCGCAGAGCCGAAACGAGAAGATCCTGCTGGCCATCCTGAACGACGGAGTCTATGAGGACCCGCCGCAGAGCCGGATAGAAGAGATTTTGATCGCGAAGCTGAACGGCACGGCCTACACCAAAACACCGCACAGCCGAATTGAAAGCCTGCTGATCGAATGGCTGCAGATCCCCGTCGGCCCGGCATTGCTCAAAACGGCAGAGGGCGACGTCCTGGAAGACAACGCCGGCAATATGCTGATATCCGGAAAGAGGGCAAGAAATGGGAGTTAAGAGCAACAACATCGAGAAAAGATCATATTTTTTCGAAATCCAGACACGGGACGACGAAGACGAAGGGATCGTGATCCTGTCCGGCCGTCCAATCGTCTACAACAGCAGGACGGATCTGGGAATGTTTGACGAGATCATACAGCAGGGGGCGCTGGACGGTGCAGACCTGACAGACGTCCGCTTCCTGGTAAACCATGACACCAGCAAGATCCCGCTGGCCAGATCCCGCCGCAACAACGGGAACAGCACCATGCAGTTTTCCGTAGACCAGGAAGGCATGAATATCGACTGGGTGAAACTGGACGTCAAAAACAACGACCAGGCCCGTGCCCTGGCCAGTGCCGTGAAGCGCGGCGACATCACCGGCATGAGCTTCATGTTTATTTTTGACGAAGACTGCTATGAATGGCTGAATCTGGAGACGGACCACCCGACCCGTGTGATCAAGCGGATTCTGTCAGTAATCGAAGTCAGCGCCGTGACTTTCCCAGCTTATGAAGCAACATCGATTGAAGTAAATCAACGCAATCAGCAGGCACTGGAGAGCGCCCGCGCCGCGCTGGAGAGCGCGCGAAAGCGTGAAGATAAGCCGCTGGACAGCGAGCTGGAACTGTTGAAAGAGAAGACCAGAATACTGTGCGGAATGTAACCGCACAGCCACACAGAAAGGAACAGCATGAGAAAGAAAATTCTGCAGAAAAGAAGGCAGAGACTTGTAGAGAAAAAGAACGGACTGCAGCAGAGGGCGCTTGCATCCACAGACGCGGCAGAGGTCCGCGGCATCAATGACCAGATCGCAGACCTGAATGCAGAGATCCAGGAAGTTGACGACGAGCTGCAGGCGATCGAGGAAGAAGAGCAGAACAGATCTGCTGACCCTGTACAGGCAGGCGCACAGATCCCCCAGGGCGCACAGCTTCGCGGCGGCAATACCGTCGGATCCTTCCAGCCCGCACAGCCTGCACAGCCCGAAGTCCCCACACTGGCGAGCACAGAGTACAGAAGTGCATTCCGCGCATATGTGACCGAGGGAACACCCATCCCTGCACAGTTCCGCAACGGCGAGACCATCACCACCCAGGACACCGGCGCAGCTATTCCCTGGACTGTCATGAACGAGGTCATCAACACAGTCCGCAAGCGCTACGGCAATCTTTACAGCAAGGTCCGCAAGATTTCCGTCCGCGGCGGCGTAGAGTATCCCGTCGGCGCCCTGCAGGCAACATTCAAATGGATTAATGAGTCAACCGTATCGCCCCGTCAGAAGATCGGCGTGCTGGGGAAGGTTATTTTCCAGTATCACGTCGGAGAGATCAGAGTCAGCCAGACATTCCTGTCCCAGCTGCTGACCCTGGAAGCGTTCGAAGCAAAGATTGCAGAGTGCATTGCGATCGCATACCTGCAGGCCATGGACGCCGGTATTGTCTCCGGATCCGGTGACGGCTCCATGCTGGGAATCGTAAACGATCCCCGCGTAACCAACACCATCACAATGACCGCGGCCGATATCAACAACTGGACAAAATGGAGAAAGAACTTTTTCGCGAAGCTGCCGCTTGGATACCGTGCCGGCGAGTTCATTTTCCCTGTAGGCACCGTTGACGCATATCTGGAGACCATGGCCGACAGCAACAACAACCCGATCTTCCGCCAGGCGACCGGCCTGGAAGTCAACGACGGCGACGCAGCGAACCCTAACGGCAGATTCTTCGGCCGTGAGATCAGCCTGGTCGAGCCTGACATAATCACTGACTTCGATACCGCACAGGTCGGCGACGTGATCGGAATCTTCTGGCAGCCGCAGGACTACGCAATCAACGAGAATTTTGCCTGGACCATGCGCCGCTACTTCGACGAAGAGATGAATGAGTGGGTCGACAAGGCCCTGGTCGTCACCGACGGCAAGATCCTGAACCCCACCGGCTACTACAAGATCATCAAGGGATGATCTGACCCGGCAGATAGAGAAAGGGGACCGGACAAATGAAGACCACAGTAGAAGCTTTGAAAGATTTATATGCAGCACTGGGCGGCACTGACGACGTGACAGAGATCAGCCTGACGGCTGACATGATCGAGAAGATCGCCGAACAGGTCGCAGCGAACGCAGAGGGTTAACTACATGAATGAATTTCTGACAGCCGTAAAAGAAGCCTTAAACATCACCGGCGAAGACCAGGACGCGGCGCTCCTTCAGTGGATCAAGGAAGTCCTGGAGTTTATCAAGGACGCGGGCGTAAAGCCTGAAAATATCACGAACGGGCTTGTGGCCCGCGGCGTGTCCGACCTGTGGAACTACGGAGCGGGCGACGGACGGCTGTCAGAATATTTCTGCTGGAGAGTGACACAACTGTCGTACAAATGAGAGGAAAACAAAAATGATCAATTCTAACAGAATCGTCCCCGTTATGGCCACAGACCTGATTACGCTGTACGGGACAATCATGAAACTGGTAGGCACCAGTGTAACCGCAGTACAGGCCGACGATCCCGGCGTCTTTAATCTGACATCAGGATCCGGCAACCTGCTGGCCGCGGAACCTGTGAAAACACTGGACTTCGGCAGCGGCGTGACTTCCGCAGTCGTCTACTTCGTCGCCGCCTATGATTTCGCAGGCTTTACCGTCGCAGGCGCAGCCGTCACACCTTCCGGCGCTGCAGTCAATGCAGACGGCTGCACGCTGTACACCGCTACGCTGGCATCCGGAGCCGTCACGATCGCACAGAAAGGATTCTGATCGGTGGCCGGGTATAAGCCCGCGGCACCGTTCAGGACGGCCATGCGGCTGCTGAATCCATACCAGACGCCCGTCAAGGGTGTGAATAAACAGAACTATCCGGATCCGGAAAAAGGCCTGCACATGTTCGGGACCTTCCGCACCTTCGGCGGCACGGAGACAGTCGTCAACGGCGTCCTGACCGTCACGGCGACCGGCTACATAGATACATGGTATAGATCAGATCTCAGATCTGACAGCCGTATCTATATCGTGCAGACCGGTGAAACCTATGAAGTCCTGGGCAAACCCGAGAACATCAACATGCAGAACCAGTTCATGAAAGTCAGGGTCAGACTGATCGGGGGTAAACCGTAATGGCTAACCTGCTGGGAAAGAAATGGAACAAAGGCGGCGCGAAGCGCAGGAAGAACTACATAAACATAGATTTTTCGGCGTTTGAGCGTTACGCGGAGCAGCTGGAGAACCTGAACGCCGACCTGATCCCCGTTTTCACCGAAGCCATGGAGACGGCCGGCAAAAAGGTGGCCGACGACACACATGCAGCCGTCCAGGCGGCAAACCTTCCGGCAACAGGCGAATATTCGAGGGGCGACACAGCAGGCTCAATTATAAGCGACCCTCGCGTCAGCTGGTCGGGGAACCTTGGCGTATTGCCTTTAGGATTCGACAAGACGAAGCCGGGCGCCGGCGGCTGGCTGATCACCGGGACGCCTAAAATGCGGCCGGACTACGCGCTTGAAAAGATCTATGGATCAAAAGGCTACGAACGGCAGATAAAAAAGCAAATCGAACAGAGCCTGCAGAAGGCCATCGATGAAAGGATGAAATGACAATGGTCGACGCACTGATCGAGATACTGTCAGAGATAAACACTAATGTTTTCCGGCAGGGGACGCTGAACCCGGACGAAAACTATCCGGAAAGTTTTTTTACATTCTGGAACAACGACAGCCCGGACCATGCGCACTATGACAACGTCGATTATGGCACGGCGTGGAATTATTCCATCTTTTACTACAGCACCGACCCGACAGAAGTCTACACGGCCATAGAGAGCGCCAGGACGGCGCTGAAGGCCGCCGGCTGGGTCGTACCGTCCAAAGGCTTTGACGCAGTTTCTGACGTCAGCACACACACCGGCCGCGGCCTGCAGATCTACAAACTGGAAACCTAACAAACCATAACAGGAGAAAAATTAAATGCCTAAAAAATATTTTGAATATCGCGGCGTTTCGAATGCAGTATATGCACTGATCACAGAGGACTCTTCAGAGAACTACACCACCGGAGAAGTCAAGGACTTCACCGGCGTCGCAGAGATCGGCCGCACCACAGAGAGCAGCAACGAAGCGCATTATTACGACAACATCCCCGCGATCGTCATCGATTCCGTAGGAGCTGACGAGGTCACCGTTTCCGCTTCCGGCATCCCGCTGGATGTCCTGGCAGAGCTTACCGGCCAGTATTACGACGCACAGACCGGCATGCTGGTCGAGCAGGAAGCTGCAGCACCTTACGTTGCTTTCGGCTACAAGACCGAAAAGACCGACGGGACAACCGTCTATGTATGGCGTCTCAAGGGCAAGTTCTCCATCCCGGACACCACCACGGCGACAAAGGACGAAGGCACCGACGCCAACGGCCAGGAGATCACATTTACAGGCATCAACACCACACACAAATTCACAAAGACCGGCAAGGGCGCGAAGGCCGTCAACGTCGACACAAGTGTGAACACTGGCATGGATGACGCGGCATGGTTCGACGCAGTCCAGACACCCGACAGCGTCGGCACACAGGCAGGCGGCGGCACACAGGCAGGCGGCGGCACACAGGCAGGCGGCTGAAGCTACACCGGCAGCAATGTGAATTAAGCATTTCAGGATCGTAAGGGACCGGACAAGTCCCTTACGATTTTTCAAAGAAAGGGATTCGGGAATGAGACTTTTTATTAATGTTTATGAAAAAGACGAAAACGGCAAAAAGGTGATCAAAAAGCAGTGTGACGCGGAAACGATTGACCTGGAGTTCGGCACGATCCAGAAGCTGATGGAACTGGTAAACATCGAGAACATCGACAGCCTGCCGGACATGCTCAAGGCGATCTATGACGCATGGGAAGAGGTTAAAAATGTCCTGGGCGAAGCATTCCCGGACATGGAACCGGAAGACTGGGAGCATGTGAGGATCAAAGAACTGTATCCTACGATCACAGACATCCTGAAGTTCTCCCTGATGGAGATCGCCGGCATCCCCAGCGACGGAAAAAATTAAACAGCGGTGGTGAAGACACACCGCTATACAAATTATTGTTTTCCGTCGAATACCAGCTATGCAAAGAGTTCCCCGCCATGTCCCCGTTTGAACTGGAGCGGCGGACATTTCACGAAGTAATAGGCCTGTACAGCAGGGTCCGGGACATGCAGATCCGGCAGGACAGGCAGACACAGAAGCAGATCAGGCGCGCCGGCAGGGGCGGCGGCGAGATCATCCGCAGGCCCGCAGGTGATAACTGGTTTTAAGGGATTAAAGAATGGCAGACACACAGAGCACGACCCAATTCAGGGCGGACATATCACAATTAAAGAGCGAGATGCAGGCGGCCGGCAGGGCAGTGAAACTGGCCAGTGCGGAATTCAAGGCTGCGACCGCCGGAATGGACGACTGGGGAGCGTCTGCGGACGGCCTGCAGGCAAAGCTTGCACAGCTGGACAAGACCCTGGAAGCGCAGAAGAAAGTCCTGGAGCTGAGAAAGCAGGAACTTGAAAAGACTGTGGCTGCAGAGGGCGAAAACAGCGCCGCGGCGGACCGCGTCCGGACGGCCCTGTATAACCAGCAGGCGCAGATCGCCAGGACTGAGAAAGAGATCCGGCAGTACACCGAACAGCTGGACGCAGTGAACACTGCGGCAGATGAAGCGGCAGAGGGCGCCGATAAATATAAAACGGCATCCCAGCAGCTGACGGACACGATCGCGGACCAGGAAAGCCAGCTTGCAAAGCTGAAGGAAGCATATAAAAACGCCCTGCTGGAAGAGAACGAGGAAGACGCGCAGCAGTATGCGCAGGCGATCGACGATCTTTCGCGCGAACTGAGCGAAAACAAGAAAAAGCTGTCAGACGCGGACAAGGCGGCCGACGACCTAGACAACACCATGGTCGACGTCGAGGACTCCACAGAGAAGGCATCCGAAGGCTTCACGGTGATGAAGGGCGTGCTGGCCAACCTGGTCGCCGAAGGCATCAAGAAAGCCATATCAGGCCTGAAGACACTGGCAGACGAAGCCATAGAAGCATACAAGGAATTCGACACTGGTGAAGACACCGTTATAAAAGCCACCGGCGCCACCGGAAAGGCTGCCGAAGAACTGGGCGAGAACTACAAGAACGTCACAAAGCAGGTTTTAGGATCCTTCGAGGACCTGGGCGGCGGCCTGGGAGAGATCAACACCCGCTTCGGCTTCACCGGCGAGAAACTGGAGAACGCCACCGTCAAATTCCAGAAGTTCGCCGACATCACCGGCGGGGACATCGTGGAATCCGTCCGTCTGGTCAGCCGCGCCATGGAAGACAGCGGGATCGAGACAGAGGACTACGGGGAAGTCCTGGATCTGCTGGCCAAAGCCGCGCAGGCCAGCGGCGTGCAGGTCGACTCTTTGGCCGAAAACGTCGCCAAATACGGCGCGCCAATGCGTGCGCTGGGATTCGATACGAAGCAGTCCATAGCGCTTTTTGCGCAGTGGGAAAAGACCGGCGTAAACACAGAGATCGCTTTCTCAGGAATGAAAAAAGCGATCTCCAACTGGTCAAAAGAAGGCAAGGACGCCCGCGTAGAATTTGCCAAAAGCCTGAAGCAGATCGAAGAGACCCCGGACATCGCGGAAGCCACCACCAAAGCGATCGAGATCTTCGGCGCGAAGGCCGGCCCGGATCTGGCCGACGCCATCAAGGGCGGACGCTTCGCCTACGAGGATTTTCTGGCTGTTCTGGAAGATTCCCAGGGAACCGTCGAAGAAACCTATGAAGAGACACAGGACGGCTATGATAAGGTCCAGCTGGCGATCCAGAACGCGCGGTCAGAGCTGGGGAGCTTCGCCGGGGAGATAGTAAAGAAATACCAGCCGCAGATCGAAAGCGCGATTAACAAGACTGTAAAAGTGGTCAAAGACGGCGTCACTTTTGTGATGCAGAACAAAAACACCATTCTGTCGGCGATCCAGGCGATCGCGACGGCCTGGGTGACTTACAAAGCAGTCAGCACTGTGACCGAAGTCTTCGGAGCATTTCAGAATCTTTTTGGGCTTATGCAGTCCGGCACCGGCATCGTCACAGCGCTGAATACAGCTATAGGGCTAAATCCTTTCGCACTGGTCGCGGCCGGCATCGTCGCCGCCGGCATTGCCCTGGGGAAATATGTCGACGAACAGAAGAAAGCCGAAGCGGCACAATACCAGCTGACAGACGCGCAGAAGGAAGTCGTCAATACATCGAACGAGCTGAAAGAAAAATATGACCAGCTGGCAGAGAGCCGCGACCAGGGGATCAGCAGCACCAGCGCAGAGTTTGATTACCTGCGCCAGCTCAAAGATGAATATAACAACCTGATCGATTCAAACGGACAGGTAAAGGAAGGCTATGAAGACCGCGCCGACTTTATCATTACCAGGCTGGCCGAAGCCATGGGCGTCGAGCGCGAAGAGATCGAGAAGAATATCGACAAGAATGGCCAGCTGGGCCAGTCCATCGACGATTTGATCCAGAAGAAGCAGGCCGAAGCAATACTTGACGCCACCAAAGACGAGTATACCGAAGCGGTACAGAAACGACAGGAAGCGCTGAACAATTACGCAGAAGCGCAGCAGGTATATGATCAGGCACAGCAGAATTATAACAAGACAGTCGCAGACGCCAGCGAGAAGTTCCAGCACTACAATAAACTGATCACAAATTCTGCAGGCGACCCGTCACAGTATTATTATCAGCAGTCACTTTTAAATCAGGCTATACAGGAATCAAAAAGCGCCCTGGACGAAGCAAAACAAGGCGTCGAAAATGCCGAAGCCGCTTATGTAGGCTATGGCACGACGATACAGAACTGGGAAAGCCTTTCACAGGCTGCCGCGTCCGGATCTTCCGACGCGATCGCGCAGGCCCTGACAAACATTCAGAACAATTTTATCACCGCGGAAACCGGAACAGAGACATCCCTGCAGAACCAGCTGGCATCCCTGCAGCAGAACTATCAGAACATGAAGACAGCTGTAGAACAGGGCATGCCGGGCGTCACCGAAGCGCAGGTTAAGGAAGCTCAAAACCTTGTAACTGCTGCAGAAAACGAACTGCAGAAGCTCCAGGGCAAGGCGAAGGCAGACGGAAAGAGCGCCGCGACTAACTACTCTAACGAGCTGGGAGCCGGCGCGGCCAGGGCGGAAAAGAACGCGCAAAAGGCTGCGACAGCGGGAAACAAAGGCTATACGACCGGAACAAAGAAAGCCGGCAAGACCGGAACAACGACAGCAGAAAGCTATGCGAAGAGCATGGAGTCGTCGAAAGGAAAGGCAGAGGGCGCCGGCAAGACCGTTTCGAACGCGGCGATTAAATCCGCCCAGTCCACCGGCAAGGGAATGAATGCCGCCGGCCAATACACCGCGATCCAGTACGGCAGCGGAATATCATCAAAAAACGGAGATGCACAATCTAAAGGTAAAGCACTGGCCAACAAGGCAAAAGCCGGCGCCGGATCCGTAAGCGCGGAATCTTCCGGTAAGAACTTCGGCCAGGGATTTATCAACGGAATCGGGTCGAAACTGTCGGCCGCATTTGCGAAGGCGAAAGCACTGGCCAAAAAAGCCGTCGAAGGCGTCAAAAAAGGCCAGCAGGAAGGATCACCTTCAAAGCTGACACGCAGATCCGGCCGCTTCTTCGTCCAGGGTTACATTTTGGGAATCGCATCCCAGGAAAAAGCCCTTGTAAAGACCGTGCAGGCCGTCGTCGGTTCCGCGATCAGAACACTGAAAACGGCATCAGGCGACAACTTCGCAAAAGCCGGCCAGGCAGCCGCTACGCAGTTCACAAATAGCATGCAGCAGCGCATAAACTATATTATGAACAGAACGAATTATCTGAATAATTCGAAAATCGCAGAATTCGACGCTCAGATCACGAAGCTGCAGAATGAGAGCGCGTCAAAGTCCTGGAAACTGCAGAGCGCCAGCAACAAGAAAGTGGCCGCCCTGCAGCAGAAGGCCGACAGTACAAAGTCGAAAACAGAAAAAGAAAAACTCAAGAAGCAGATCGAAGCCGAAAAGGCGGCTGTGAAGAAGCAGATCAGCGCCAGCGAAGACAACTATAAGAAACTGATCAACACACAGAACAAGTACAAAGAAGACTATCAGAAGGCCAGCGCCGAAATGATCAACGAGCTGCAGACGGCACTGAACAGCTACCAGCAGCAGGCGCAGGCCCTCATCGATGAAACCATCAACGGCATCACCACAAAGTACACCGAACAGTACAACACTCTGATCTCCAGGCAGGACAGCCTGATCAGCAAGATGCAGCAAGCCGGGAACCTTTTTGATGTAAGCTCTGCCGGTATTATGACCATCAACGACATAAAACAACAGACTGCGGACATCAGGGCATACACCGAAAAGCTACAGGCGATCAAGGAAAAAGTAAGCGCAGACCTTTTTAACCAGATAACGACCTACGACATGAAGGAAGGCGGCGCTTTCATGGACCGCCTTCTGGCCATGTCAGCGTCGGATCTGACAGCCTATTCCAATGCATACGAGGAAAAGCTCAGGACCGCACAGCAGGCCGCGCAGAACATCTATAAGGCTGATTTCACGACACTGTCGCAGAACTACAAGAAGGACATAGACAAAGCCTTCAAGGACATCCCGGCACAGCTGGCGAAGCTGGGAGACAACGCCATGAAGTCCTTCGTCAACGCCATGACGACGAACACGGCATACATGAGCGACAACATCAAGACATTTGTCAACGCAATGGTCGATGAATTCAAGAAGGACCTGGGGATCCACAGCCCTTCCAAAGTCACCGGCCAGCTGGGGAGCTACACCGGCGAGGGCTTCGTGGAAAGCTTCGCGGACTGGATCCCCGAAGCCGAAAGAACGGCGTCGAAACTCGCAGAAGCCGCAAAAACGCCGATTGAACAGCTACGTGATGCAATTAACCAAAGAATCCCGCAGAACGCCACAGCGGGCACCACAGGAGCCACAGCGGGCACTACAAACGTTACAAACAACTACAACCTGACGCAAAACAACACGTCACCGAAGCCGCTGACCGCCCTGGAGACCTACCAGGCACGCCGCAGGCAGGTCAACATGGTCAAGGCGCTGACATCAGCGTGATCCGCAAAGTGCATATTTTTTCAAAAAATGCACGAAGACGCCGGAAAATGACCATTTACTCGTAATATTTGCGAAAAACCCGCAAAAAACGCACATAAATTGCAGAATAAGACGGCCCAACGCACAACCAACGCATAAAAACGCATTGTGTGCGTTGGGCGGGAAAGTAGAACCGAATGTTTACATTGATCGTACAGAACAAATACGGCCAGCGCCTGGAGCTGACGCATAACCCGGCCTATACGGTCTACCAGATCGAGGGCCTGGACCCGCCGGACGCGCAGATCAACACGACGCACAACGCAGGCTATGACGGCAGCGTATTCAATTCGGCCTATGAGAAGGACCGGACGATCACCATCACCATGAAGATCGAAAGCCCGGCAGAGCCGAACCGGATCGCACTGTACAGATACCTGAAAACAAAGTTTCCCGTCCGCCTTTTTTACAAAAACGGCATGCGGGACGTATACATTGACGGCTTCGTGCAGTCCATGCAGATCGGATATTTCCAAATCAAGCAGACGATCCAGATCGTCATTTTTTGCCCGAAGTCAAACCTCTCCGGGGCCGTATCATCCGCACAGGAATTCTGTTTGACTAATGCGCTTTTTGAATTTCCTTTCAGTATCAATGAAAGCGAACCGATCCCCTTCAGCGAGATCGTCATCGGCCTGGAGAAATCAATCATCAACGCGGGTGATCTGGAGACCGGCGTCATGATCACGATCGACGCCATCGGCACCGTCGTAAATCCAAAGATCTACAACGTCGACGACGGCACTTTTATGATCCTGAACATCACCATGCAGGCCGGCGACTCGATCACCATCAACACCCGCCAGGGCGAGAAATCCGTCACCCTGCACAGGGGCGGCACGGACATCAACCTGATCGGCCACATGCAGCGGAACAGCACCTGGTTCATCCTGCAGCCAGGCGACAACATTTTTACCACCGCAGCCGACGAAGGCGCGGAAAACATGATGATCGTCTTTACAGTCATAGACCAGTATCAGGGCGTCTAAAGAACAAAAACACATCAAAATTTAAATTAAAGACCGGACACGGCTTTTAACTTAATTTTGGAATACTTATGGATTTAGTTGACTATCTTTCGACTATCTTTTGACTAACTTAGAACCAACTTGAAACCAACTTGAAACCAACTTAGAACCAACTTGATTTTACACATTGCGAAATCAAACGAAGCAGAATTTGATTTTATACATTGTGAAATCAAAACGGCAGGGGGCGCGATGGAAATATACGCACTAAAAGGCCTGAACGGCGACGTAAAGATCATAGACACATTTCAGTCAGTCGTCTGGAATATGCAATTCTTCGACGTTTCCGATTTTGAGCTGGTCGTCCCGGGGACTGCGGACAACTTCGCGACACTCACAAAGGGCACTATGCTGGTCCGCGGGCCGGACATCCACGTAGATCCAGAAGACCCGACAAAGGTGACATACAAGAACGTCATGCAGGTCCAGGGCAGGATCCTGACATTCGACATTGAAGACGGCTGGGTCCTGACCGTCACCGGCCCGGGCCTGAAGAAGATCGTCGGCCAGCGGATCGTATGGCAGCAGACAAACCTGTCGGGAACCGTCGAGAACGCGATCCGCCAGGTCATCACCGAAAACATCATTTCGCCGACGGATCCGGCCCGCGTGATCCCGAATTTCACGCTGGCACCGGCCAAAGGATACACCGAAACCATCGAAGCACAGTTATTTTCTGAGAATATTGCAGACTGGATCAAAAAGACATGCGAGCTGTACGGCTACGGCTGGGACGTCTACATCAGCAACGGAAACTATGTATTCGACATTGCAAAAGGCACTGACAGATCTTTCGACCAGTCGGCCGTGACTCCCGTCGTTTTTTCAATGGAATACGACAACTTGATCAGCGCCGGCTATGAAGAAATCACAGAAGACACGTTTAACGCCGCCCTGATCGGCGGCGAAGGCGACGGCACCGACCAGATCACCGAATCGATCGGCACAGCTTCCGGCCTGGCCAGAAGCGAAGGCTACATTGACGCGTCGCAAGTTTCCAGCAACGGGGCAATCATCACACTGGAAACCTACAAGGAAATGCTGATCAATTACGGCGCTTCCGAAATGGTAAAAAAACAGGATAAAGAACAGCTTTCCGGTGAGATCAACCACAACGGCATGTATAAGCTTGATCGGGATTACTTCCTGGGCGACATGGTACAGCTGAAAACGGAATTCTATGATGCAAAATCACGCATCACAGAACTGATCTATTCGGAAGATGAAAACGGCAGCGTCACACTGCCGACATTCGGCACCTGGACGGACGAATAAAAGCACACGAAAGGGCAATAAAAGAAAATGGATGGAAATTAACGGACCGCTGTCGCGGATCAAGTAGGAAAGACCAGACACGCCGGGCCGCTGTCGCGGATCCGGATCGGGAACATGAAAACAACCACAGCGCACGGCGATACTGCAGGCGGCAGAGGGCGCCGGACAGACCGCGGCGCAAAGAGGAAGAAATGAAAAAATGGCAATAACATACGGATTTTTTAACAGTCTGAACCATGACCGGACATACAACGCCGCGCAGATCACGGAATATTTTGACGGCCTGGTATCGGACGGCGTCTATGAATCTGTGGGCGGCGCCATGCAAGTCCAGGCAGCCACAGGCATGAACGTCGACATCCAGACCGGCCGCGCAATAATAGATTGCCGCTGGATCCGGAACGACGCAGTGCTGACCATGCCGATCACGGCGTCACACGTCACACTGGCGCGCTACACGGCTATCATGGTACGCTTGGACTACTCTGCGCGCACGATCTCGATCATCGCGGTCGACGGCACCCCGGCGACATCACCGCTCAAACCGGAGCCAACGCAGACGGCCACAGTGAAGGACCTTGTGCTGGCATACCTTTACATTCCGGCCGGCGCGACTGTGATCCCGCAGGCAAACATCCAGGACCAGCGCGGCACATCCATGTGCGGCTGGGTCACAGGCCTGATCAAACAGGTCGACACGTCGCAGCTCTTCGCGCAGTGGCAGGACGCCTGTGAGACGTTTTACAGGGAAATGACGGCCGGTTTTAATGCCTGGTTTGACACGCTCACGTCAAAGCTGAGTATTGACACCTATATACAGCAGTACCGCAAAGACGCGACACTGACCGAAGACACGAACGTGATTGCCCTGGACATGTCAAATTATGCATACGATCAGAGCGACATTGTTCACGTCTATATTAACGGACTTATGGCCGTACCCGGCACCGACTACACGCTGGACACATCGAACCTGAACGCCACCGTGACCCCCACCGCAACCGCGGCCGGGACAAGTGTGACGATCATCATCCTGCGGACGCGGATCGGATACTATGTCGCGGAAACTGCGGACGGTTACATCCTGACAACCAGCGAAGGGAATGCAATAGAAATCTAAGAGGACAAAAGAATGGCAGACGAATATAGCACAAAGCGGATCATAAACCTGCCGGCGGAATCCGGACCGGCAGAGGGTGACGTTTTTGTCGTAGATAATGAAAGCACGGGAACGAAGAAGCTGCCGATCACGGGCTTAATCGATCCCACTCTCTCCCAGAGCGGACAGGCGGCAGATGCGAAAGCTGTGGGGGATGCTCTGGCAGGCAAGGTTGATGCAGTATCTGGTAAAGGACTGTCCGCAAATGATTATACGGATGCGGATAAGGCTAAAGTTGACAGTATTACAGAGCAGATTGCTACAGCTACAGGCGTAGAGGATTTAACAGACGGATATACATCTGGGTATATAGCCACATATAAGTCAACTATAGATATCAATGATGTATTGGCAGGTGATACGTATAAACACATTGTAGTCGAGTGTAATCCCGGTGATATCTTCCAGTTAAAAGGGCATGGTGCTGATAATATACATGCTCTTTGGGCATGGGTGAAATCGGATGGCACAAAAATATCGTACAGTGGGAGTACCGCTGTCACCTATGAGGTTTATACAAAAATCGTTGCGCCTGCTGAGTCTAAATATCTTGTATCAAACGTATACATTGATACTCCGTATGGACTCATCAAGGGGGAAACAACTAAATCTATTGCAACAGCTTTGACCGATTTAAATCTGTGCATTGATAAAGATACGGAGCCTGGATATTTATCGGCAACTGGTAGCATCTCTGCCGGTGATCACGGAGAAAAAACAACAGATTACATTAGTGTATCAGAGGGTGATGTAATCAACATGAGGTCATTTGGGGACCCTGGGACGGGGAAACTGTGGCTCGGAATATGTACATACGATGAAAATAAAGGATTTTTATCTCGTGCGTACAACAAAGAAGGTACTGCGGGAGCAACACTCTTCGGAATTAACTATACAATTCCTGAGGGAGTAAGTTATATCAGGGTTAGTGCCAGATTTTATGACAGGCTGATGATCACTAAGGGCGATTTTGATATTGCCTATCTGCCTGCTTCCGATGATATAGCATTGCAGAGAAATATAGATGGATTAGGGGTTGACACTCTCAGGGCGGAAGTGGATGGCATTACAGGTAATGAAATACTGACTGCTCAGTATAGTTCTGGTTATGTTAAAACCAGTGGAACTACCGTTGATATAACCAATGTTATAAGCAACATCACTTATAAGCATATTGTTATCGAGTGCGCGGAAGGCGATATATTTAACATCATCGGGCACGGAATCGATAACATACATGCACTGTACACTTTTGCTTCGGAAGATGGCACAATACTCAAGAAAGCGGGAAGTGCAACGTATACAGACTATGTAGCCATACGAGCACCTGCAAACGCTAAATACCTTATTTCCAATGTGGTTGCTGACGAGCCTTATTCTTTGGTGCGTGGGAATTTTATAGGCAATCAGGTGCAGTCGCTCGCAAATGTGTTCTCTGCCAAAACAGGACTTTTAAATACATTGCTTTGTCCTGCATCTCCCAAATTTGCAATGCACAGAGGAGTGAGTAAGCAAGCGCCAGAAAACACCGTACCCGCTTTTGAATTAGCCGGACAAGGCGGAGCGTGGGGAATTGAGACGGATGTATATGAGACTACAGACGGGTATTTTATCCTCTCACACGATAACGATGTAAGCAGGATGACTGACGGCACTGGTAAGATAACAGAAATGACATACGCACAGACACAGGAGTGCACGATTGACGCAGGAAACAATATTGAGTTATATCCAAATCTCAAGATGCCGCTCCTAACAGAATATCTCGGAATCTGTCGGAGATATGGGTGTGTGCCGTTTGTAGAAATCAAAAGCGTAACCCACTATGATGCTCTCGTAAATACTATAAAGAGGGCGGGCATGGAAGGCTCGGCTGTGTTTTTGATGTATTACGATACTGCGGTAATAACAACACTGCGGACTCTCACAGGCATGCCAATATTGCTTATCGGTAGTGCAGTGACTGATGTTGATGATTTAATCAAGAAAGCTACGGAGTATCCAGATTTGTGGCTTACGCTGTACAGTACAACTGTTACCAACGATGTGATAAACAGCGCACATGATGTAAATGTCCCTGTAGGCGTGTGGACGATAGAAAACCAGTCGAGCGCAGACCAGTTATTCAGCGACGGGCTTGATTATATTACATCTAACAGCATCACAAAAATGACATAACATGCACGCTTGCGAGAAAGGACTAACATGCTAACACTCTTTACTATCCTTTCTATCTACACGAAATACGACGGCTCACCTACAGCACACGCCGACGTCCTGAAAACCTTAAAATCCCACGGCTATAAATATGACTCTTCGACGGCCTGGTGCGTCCTACAGATCATGGCCGCATTCGCGGAAAATAACGCGCTGGATATGATCGGCGGGATCAATCAGCGGTCTAAATACCTCAAAGCCGCGGCGCAGAAGCTGGGAATCTGGCACAGCGGAAGCAGCGGGATCCTTCCGGGCGACATTGTCGTATATGCCGACAAAAACGGCGTGCCGAACCATTCGGAGTTCGCAATAGGCGCGAATCTGAACATCAGCGGGAACTACAACGGCGGCACCAGCCGCCGGACACGCGGCGGCCGCCGGATCGCCGGATATGTCCGCCCGAAGTATGCGGCCATGCCGGACATGGATGACCTGCAGATCACGATCGCAGCCGTCGACGTCTTTCTAAACGTATACGGGACCAAAGACACCAGGATCAAAAACATTTCCGTCTTCGGCCGCGAAAACACTTCGCGGATCCAGCAGGAAGTCGACAAGCTGGCAGTGGACGAAAATGAAAAGATTTTTTCTATGGCTGTCTATGTGATCGCTGGCCATGCCGGAAAAGACGACTACAGAAAGAAGCGCCTGGGGACTTACTACGAGAAAGTAAGGAAGCAGGTAAACGCGATCTATGACATGCGCGGCAAGAGTATCGACCAGGCCGCGGCCGACGTGATCGCAAACAGGTACAGAAAAAACGAGACCAGAAAGCTACTGCTGAAATTCTGCGGATATGACCCGCAGAAAGTCCAGGACAAAGTAAACGAGATCATGAAGGCAAAGCCGCAGAAACCTGCGGAAGACCAGAAAAAGCCTGCAGCTGACGGCAAGATCCACAGCGCCAGCCTGATCTCCATCTTTGCCGACGCCGACCGGTCAAAGAAGAGTATCGACGGCCTGCAGGGCGACAGCTTCGTCATGATCGCGGACCAGCCGGACAAAAAGAAGAAGGCGATCGTCCTGGACACAGCCCGCTACAGGGCAAAGAAAAAGATCTACAAGGAACTGGAAGGCGTCGACGACGCTGTCATGGTGATCACGCACCCGCACAGCGACCATATGGGCCAGACCGCGAACGACCTTGTAAATGACAGAAAAGTGTCACACGTTTATCTCCCGAACAGGGCGACGATCGCCGCGACGTATTTAGCCAGGTACGACGCGCTGGTCAAAGCCTGCAGCAAGGCAAAGATCCCCGTCACACAGCTGCGCCAGGGCGACAGCTTCCAATTCGGCGGCATCACCGCAAAGGTTGTATTCCAGCAGTCCAACGCCAACACAGACAGCGTCAATATGCGGTCCCTGTGCCTGCTGTTTGAGATCGCCGGCGCGACCTTCCTGGACTGCGGCGATCATCACGTTGGAACGAAGGAAAGCAAGCTGGACGTTTCAAAGATCGGCCCGGTGACGATCTATGACTCTTCACATCATGGACTTTACACAGGCGACAAGGATAAAGCCATTAAGATCCTTAAACCGCAGTGGATCATTCACAGCGGATGGAAGTCCTGGCCGCTTGGATCCATCGGATCGGCAGAGGGTAACAAATCCAAACAGGACCCGAAGACCAGGGCCGCGCAAATCGTTTATCAGAAATACGGGAACCTGATCCCGGGCGATATCTGCGGCCGCACAGAGTTCAGGATCGTCGACGGCGTCGTCGACGTGATCCTGGAGAAGAATGCAAGGCAGACCACCGTCAAGTACAAGCTGGGCGGATTCACGCATAACAAGACAGTGATCACATGCAAAAAAGCCACATTCAAAAAAGTTAAAACAATGATACCCGCCGGCGCTGAATTCGTTTAAACACAAGACATAAGTGAGGAACTGAAAAAATGAACGTGATCGATATTTTTCCGCAGCTGGGAAACCTGAAAGACATGACATTTATAGGCTGGTGGGTCCTTTTTATCACCTTTTCGCTGGTGCAGGTATCACCGATCAAGATTAACCCATGGTCGACCCTGCTGGGGTGGATCGGGAACATGCTGACGGGCGACTTGCGAAAAGACCTTAACGGCCTGATCACCGACGTACGCCGGCAGACGATCCTGACATTTGCCAGGGAATGCAGGCAGGGGGTGGAACACAGCGCGGAAGAATGGAGCCACGTCCTGCAGGTAGCTGAAGAATATGAAGCCTATTGTACAAAATACAATGTGAAAAACGGCAAGATCAAACAGGACACGAAATTTATACGCGATCTCTATCAGGAAATGAGCAGAGAACACAGAATAAAATGAGGGATTAAAATGACAGCTGAAAAGATGGAACTTATAACGACACTGATCAGGGCGGCCATGCTGATCATCACGATCTTCGTCGCGCCGGCCCTGCGCGCATGGCTCAAAGCCCACGCTGACGAAAAGACCGTCAAGACCATGGAACAGTGGGCGGATATCGCCGTGAGGGCTGCCGAACAGCTCCGCGGCGCCATGAACGTGAAGGATCCCGACGGATCACAGCGCAAAAACTGGGCGCGCAAGTGGATCATCGAGACCGCGAAAAGAATGAACGTATACATTACCGTTGACCAGGCGGACATGCTGATCGAAGCCGCTGTGATTGATAATAATGCATGGTGGCACGACGGTGTCCAGAAAGCGAAAGAGGTGTGATATATGCAGTTTTGGCTCCCGGACGTATCATATTATCAGGGTAAACCCGACTGGGAAATGATGAAAGACAAGGCCAAAATCCCCGCGGCGATCGTGAGAATCGGCTGGGGCGACGACGACAAGGCCCAGGATGACATCTATGCGAATTACAATCTTTCGGAGTGCCAGCGCCTGGGCATCCCTGTGGCCGCCTACCTTTACAGCTATGCGGACTCTGACGCGCATATCAAGAGCGAGATAAAGCACATGCAGCGCATGACCGCCGGCCGCATGATCAGGGCGCACATCCTGGACATCGAAGAATGGAAAAACAGGAAATTTGTCAAAAGGGCCTGCGAACTGTGGCTGGAAGCGTTCCCGGACACCGGCATTGTTTACGCCGGCATGGCCTACTGGAAAGACCCGCTCAAGGGCTTGCAGTGCAATCGCTGGGTCCCCGCATATGGGACAAACAACGGCAAACGGCAAAAGGAATTTGAACCGCAGATCGAGAAAGTCGGCTGGCAGTTTACAAGCCGTTACCACCTTCCGGGCATTTCCGGGAACGTCGACATGTCCGAATGGTACGGGTTCCCTTTTGCAAACCTGGAACCGGTCGAGATCAAACAGATCCGCAGGATCGTGACAAAGAAAGAGCTTGCCGCCCTGTTCATGAAACATTTTTGCATTCATGCAGGCCATGGCTACACCCAGGAAATGAAAAACCGGACAGGCGGGAAAGCCACCGAAACGATTTACATTTACGGCAAAAAGTTCGAAGTGCCCGCCGGTGATTTCGATTGCTCCGGCGCAGAGATTAAAGCCTATGAGCTGGCCGGAATATCCTGCGGCGGCGCGACCTACACGGGCAACATGCGCGAGTGTATGACAAAGAGCAAGAACTTCGCCTGGAGAAGCATGAACTTCGTCGCGCAGATGGGTGACTCCTATCTGTACCATGATACTAAAACAGGAAACGGCCACACAGCCATGTGTCTGTCAGCTGATCCGGATGTATTGATGGAGTTCTCAATCAATGAGAAGGGCGGCGTCATCGGCGGAAAGCCCGGCGACCAGCTCCAGCACGGCGAATATGATGAAGCATATGGCCGCGGCGAGAGCCACCTGAAACTGTATTATGACTATCCATGGTCCGGGATCCTGCAGTGCATCAACGACGAAATCGCCTTTATCGTCGAAGCTGACGGCACGATCACAGAACCGACATCAGACGACGGCTTCACGGCAGGGGGTGGAAAAGTGGAAATTGTAAAACCTGAGAAGACAGACACCGACCTGGCCGTCGAAATCATTTTCGACGTCCATGGATCCGGAGAAAAGCGCCGCAAGGCCCTGGGCGGAAGATACGACGCCGCGCAGGCGGAAGTGCAGCGGCTTTGGAATTCGCCGCACGAAAGAACGCAGGCCGAAAAAGCCTATTTGAAGAAATTCGGCTGCGATACACTGATCTGAGCATAGAGACACGGACGCGTCCGGCCTATGCAAATAAAGCCACGCGGACACATATCCGCGTGGTATTTTAATATGATTAAAAAGAAATCGTAAAACACACGTAATATACAAAATAAGACGAAAACCGCATAAATACAGGGCTTTCGTCTTAGAATTCCGTTAAGATGGGACACTTGACACGCCGGAACTGCGCGGAAATAGAACGAGATAGAAAGGAATAAATTAAGATTGTAATATACAAGTAATGTACAAGTAAGATACACACAATATACTCACGGATGAATCTTCTGGATCTCCATAACCAGCGCTTCAGGCGGCACATGCGTATAGACGGCGTCGGTGACATCCCGCAGAGCATGGCCTAAAATCAGCTTGCGGCGGTTCGCCGGGATCCCTGCGGACTCCATCAGGGTCGCGCATGTGTGCCGGCCGTCATGCGGCAGGTGATCCATGCTGACAGATTCCATGTATGGATTCCAGACGCGCGTGCGGAAAGTGCCCAGAGAAAGAGGACGGAACAAATGCCCGTCGCTGGAGTGCAGGAGCCGGCCGCGGATGATCGGGATGATGTCCGCATGCAGGGGGATGACGCGGTTCTTTCCCGCGTCCGTCTTCAGCCCGGCGATGATATAGCCGCGGGCAAGATCTTCATCCGAAAAGACGGCCTGCAGCAGTTCGGACGGACGAAGGCCTGTGTAGATCGTGATCAGCGCGAACTGTGCCCCGTCCAGGCCGCTGTCTCTGCGCAGGCGCTCTATTTCATCATGGGAAAAAGGTCTGTGGATCTGTTCGGGATCGCGGAATTCTGCGGTGAGATACTTAGAAAAATCCGACGTGATATAGTCGTTTTTTATCGCATATCCGGCGATTTCATGGCAGACGGTCATCATGTTGTAGATCGTAGACTTCGACATATCGCTGTTTGAGTTAATGATTTCCTGCAGATCCGCGTGCCGGATATTACAGATCTTCATGTAATGGACATCTTCGAATTTCTTGAAGGCGGCATTGTAGACATGGAAAAGGCCTTTTGCCATTCCCTTCCTGCTGTTTTCGCGTTCGCTGATCCAAAGATCAAAAACATCCTTAAAGGTGGGAATGTCCGAAAGAGCGACATGTTCCCGCACCTTTATGCCGGCATTGTAGTCTGACAGGTAGCGGACCGCGTCGGCACGCTTTTCGAAGTATTCCAGGTATTTATATTGTTGGACGGCGTGCGGCTGATCGGCAGGCCCAGCCAGCTTGAAGCCGATCGTGACCCGGACCGCGTAGGGCTTCCGGCGCTTGCCGGATAATTTAATGACAGAGCCATATCCGTTGGGGAGACGCATAGCCATAATAAAAAATCCTTTCAGAGTATAGAAAACAAAGCCCTGAAAGGATATAATAAATCTTGCATAGATATCATTCCCTTTCAGGGAAATAATGAGCCGGATCCCGCCATGTTGCAGCATGGTGGGATTTTTTTATTTGTAATCAATGCAGATTCTGGATTTAATATCAGTTTTTCCGCGTTCTATATCTGCGTCTTCATCGGGCAAAACCTTATAAGGACCGCCGAAGATTTCGCAACCGATCGATATAACATTGTTACTGTCCAGAATCTTCTTTATAGACTTTGTCTTTTTTGCCGGGACATATCCGATGTGAATACCGTTGACCATTACTTTTATGGCGTTCGGATCGTGCGGGTTATCGGGTTCTGAAACAAGTTTCGCAGAGCCATAAAAAGGCTCATATTTATAGATTTCCGTGTCTTCCATGCAACATTCTATTATTTCTTTTTTAGTCATTCCAAAATCAGGATTTTCATATAACAGATTATCAATAACTGCATCTTCGCGGTAATAAATGCCAGCAACAAGGAAAGTAGCCTTTTTGGAATTGTCCGGAATGCTGACAGCAGGATCAGCGGTAGCATGTTCTTCTTTGACCGGTTCGGGGCTGGCTACAGATTCTTCTTTTTCAGGTTCCAGAATGACAGCAGGCGCTTCTTCAATATGCTCCGGAATAATGACCGAAGCCGTGACATTAGGATCGTCATCAGTTTCTTGAAGTCCTTTCTGCAATCCTGCGGCGAATGATTTCCCATAGTTAGCATAATCTTCGCAACCTATAGCATCATTCTGCTTGCCAGATACCGCTTTTTTGAAGACGAAGAAGCCGACAAGAGAAACAACTGCGGCGATCGCAAGCAGGAACGCACCAAAGGCGGCACCGATTTCGGGGCTTGTAAACGACACGTAAGCCATTAGAAGCACAAACGCGGCGGCAAGGAAGCAGGCAATTCCAAAAACAGCAAATAAAACCTTACGTAGCATTTCCATATCGTTTTACCCTTTCTAATATTTAATTGTTGTGTGTAATTACCCAACCTGTGAAGCTGCGGATTCGCCCGCCTGTGCTTCTTCTTCAGAAAGCTGCCGATCCAGATCGTCGTGCAGCTTTTTTCTTGTGTCTGTATCTTCCTGATCTGTTATGGAGTCTATGAAATTTTCTAATGCAATCCATCCTTTTTCATCCAGGCCCGCCAGTGCGGTCACAAACCGGCGCCGGAAGGCTTCCGGATGATCGCGCATGATGTCGTCGACCATCTGCTGGATCTGTTCGGCCCTTGTCACTTCGATAAATGGATTACCTTCGCCGGTGCGCAGCCATTCCTCATTAACACCAAATTCGCGGCAAATGGCAAAAACCATTTGATCAGTAAGCGCGACATGTCCGTTTTCAATTTTGGACATAGCGGAGCGCTTGACGCCTAAACGCGCGCCAAATTTTTCCAAAGATAATGCAATCTGTGGAGCTGTACGAACAGCTTTAACTCTTTCGCCAATAGTCATGATTTTGTACCCCTTTCATACTGTAATTTTACAACGTTTAAAATGTTTCCACAAGACACATTTTTGTGTTGACAGTGTTGAAATACGACACTATAATGTTTCGTAAAGACACGCAAAAAACCAAATCAGAAAGGGGATTTAAAAATGGCAAGGTGGTACGCAGTACAGAAAGAAACAACAGACGCCTGGGACTATGGAAGCCACGACTACGCGGAAGCGGTCGAAATGCTGAAGAAGCAGGGGGCCGGCCTGATCGCCGTGATCGAAGAAAATACGGGCGTATGTGTTGAAGAAATCACTTATGAAGAACTATCTGACTGATTAGAAAGGGGTACAGGATGATCGGGCGGATGAAAGAAAGAGGATACAGAACAGAACAGTCAAATTATGCGTATCGTGTCCAGGAGACAACGGACGCCATGGGCATTACATACTTCGCCGTCATTATACCGTCGCCAAGGGATAAGATTCGCCGTTCATGCGGGAAATGGGCAAACAATAAATTATGCAATGAAGTTATAGAGGATTTCGGCCTGAATGAAGAACGGCGGGAATACAGAAACGACGGCAAAGTTGTCATATATGGCGAATAAGAAAGGGGCACAGGATGGCAGTATTTAAGATCACATACTTCGACGAGAAGGACGAAAAAGAACACGATCACGAAATCAAGTATGACGGCCCGGAGCTGTCAGAATTAGACACATGGCTGACAGGGACGGCCATGGCGGTCAAATGGTGCAAAATAAACAACGTGTGTCTGGTCAGCGTCACAAACATCTGCATGTAGGGGGCGAGCAATGAAGATAAATATATCGTACTGCGACCTATCAACAATCATTGAAATTGTTGATAGAAGCGTGCAAGAGCTACAAACCAGACTCCAGGGGATGAAGGCAGAGTTAAGAGAAATCAACGAAAACACAATTAATCGATGGAAAAGGTGTCGAAGACGCAGAAACAACCAGAATAAAAGAAAAATTAATAAATGATATCGAAGTAACCGCGGAAGAACATCAAGATTTATCACAACTTTCGTGGAGACTGAAATTTAAGAGCTGAAAGGAAAATGATGGTATTCAAGACATTCAAAAATGACAAAGAACGCAAGGCATTCCTGGACGACTACAGGAACACAAAAAACGGTTGGTATTTATGGACCTACGACAATGCACTGGAAAGACGTTGGTGGCGTATCGACCTGAAGGATGACATTTCCTTCGTCGTAGAGGAAGAAAAGATGTATTTTGCTTTTCCGAAACGGCATGACGAATGGACACCGAAGCAGTGGTATATCACCGATCAGCGGATCGCACAGTATGCATGCGGCGATGAACGGCCGCACTTTGGAAACTACAGGACCAGCAAGTCGCAGGCTCTGGAATATCTGAAGAAGATCGAGAAAGGAATCATTTGAATGGTAAAGGTAAGACTGGAAGAAGAAAACAACAAGACGATCGAACACGAATGTGAATGTGTTTTTGCATGTCTGATAAGACCGGAAAAAGCACCGGAAGGAAGTAACGCGGTTCTGTGTATGGGGGCGAAACAAATATGATAAGTCTGGCCAGGGTGGTCGCAACATGTGCAATAAACGCGTTCGATATCATGGCAAACGGAAACGAAAACGCGAAGCATGTGGCAGTATACGAACTTTTACACGAAATAAGAAAAGAATACTCCGGAGCTTCCGACGAAAAAAGATTGGGATGATTTAAAAGCGTGGATTAGCTCAGTAGGTCAGAGCGGCGGCCTTATAAGCCGCGTGTCCTGGGTTCAAGTCCCAGATCCACGACTATGGCACCCGCAGGCGAATAAGAAAACCTGCAGGCTGTCAAATCCAAACGGAAGGGGGTGAGAGATTGAACGGAATGCCTGTATATCGCGTGATCATTTGCTTCCATTGGCAGTGGACGGGAATATTCACGGGAGAGACCGCAGACGCAGCCGATGTATGTAACCCTGGCTTTGCATATCCGGCAAAAGCGTCGTTACATCCCGAGTAGGCCGGGCCGGATCCGGAAGAGCCGGAAAGAGAAATACAAAACAATGGATACGGCCGGCCAGCCGGTGAAGGCAAAAATAGAACGATTAGATAAACACCAGACAGGTGAATCAGTTAGATACGGTTGTGCGGTAGTTCAGCAAGGTAGAACGGCATTGCGCGTCGCGGGTTCAAATCCCGCCCGCACAATTTCCGGGACCTATGCCCGGGAGTTTTCAAGGTATGGCGTTTTGTTGCGGTAGCAACGCCCAAAAATGAACCGCAACAGCGATGCGGCTGAAGCATACCATACAGGCCTGCGCGTCGGCACACGGCGCGCAGTTTGGGGGCTTGGTGTAATGGGCAACACACTGGTTTTCATTCACTTTTTCCAGGTTGCAGGTTCGAACCCTGCAGCCCCAGCTCAGATGCATAAACAGCACGCGAATATAGAAAGAAGGTGACAGGAAAGTGGACGAAAAGGAAAAGGAAACCATGGAAAGAATCATTACAAAAGCAAATAACCCGAAGGTAGCAGAAGCAGCGGCGATCTTCGCCAGCGGGTATTCATCCGGATACGACGCAGGCGTCGCAGCAGGGAGCGAGAAGAAAACAGAAGACGACAGCGCAAGACCGGCCTGACCGGTCACAGGTGGGAGCAATGAAATGTAAATGTGGCCGGATCATAAGCCGGCACTTGAAAGGCACATGCATGGCCTGCAGATATGCGGACATGAAGCAGAAGCCCAAAGGGGTGAAGGTAAACCCGCGAAGGCTTCCGGTGCCGCGCCTGGAGCCGACGCGGCCGGTGCGGATCGACTTCAAGAATATGCGCGACGCATATTATTCAGGCATGCGCATGCATGGCGGGTGGTGATTTATGGATCATTTGGAAGCATTCAGGCGGAACATGCGGCGGATGGCCGCAGAGAAAAATCTGAATCATAAACAAATAGCGATCAGAGCCGACATATCAAAGACACATATAGGCATGATGATAAACGGGAATAGGAACCCGATGCTTCGCACAGCCGTGAATGTAGCGCACGCGCTGGGTGTGACACTGACCGAAATGCTGGAAGGGGCTGAATATGTTGAATATTAAAAAAGGGGAATGGAGAGCGACGTGGGTAAAGTCAGGGGACACGGGCAGAAAATTCAAAGTCGTCTTTAAGTGCGAAGCCTGCGGGAAAATATCAGCTGAAGCGACAAACTATTGCCCGCACTGCGGCGACCCAAAAAACGGCAGCCCGTTCGGAAAGTCGGCCCTGATCGGCCAGCAGTGTGCGGTCGACCTGATCCGGGACATGCGGGACATTGACGGCTTCCGGGACGGCGACGCAGTCAGCAGGCGCGCAGTGATCGCCCTGATCGAATCGATGCAAGACGAAAGGGGGACCGATGAAACTGATAAATGCAGATGAATTTCTGGAGAAGCTGGAAGACTACGCGATCACAGACGCAGACAGGGAATTCTGCAGAAAAGTAAAGTTTGCGCTGGACAAAGAGCCGCCTGTCAGAGCGATCCCGATTGAATTCCTGAATGTGCTGGCAAAAACCAGGCCGGGAATGATTTCGGCGACGATAAGCCTGATCAAGGATAAATGGGGAGAAGAAAGGGAAAAGGATGGACAAGTCAAGAGTGAGCATAGCGGAAGCGGCCAGGGAGCTGAAAATGTCGCCGCAGACCGTCCGCCTTTTGATGGCGTCCGGCCAGCTCCGGATTGGGGACTGCGCACGG